TACGAGCCAGACATGCGATCACGCATCAAAGCCGCCACGCTTGCGATCGCCTTCTCGCGGCCGGACACGGGACGCTTCCCGTTGTTTGCCGGTCGCGCGATCAACTGCGATTCGCGCTGCTTGACCTTTGACGTGAGCGCACGCTGCTCCACTTGCTTTACTTTGCTGCCGAAAACGCTTCGGACAGCCTGATCAAACGCCTCGCTCACGTCCGGGATCCGCTTGCGCGCGGTCCGTGCCGTATCGCGAATGCGCTGCATTTCCTGCACAACCGTGGTGCGTGCCTTGAACTGTTCCGACTTGGGTGACAGCGCACTCGACGGGCCTTCACCGAACACGTCGGCAAAGTCCGATCCAAGTTTTGCAATCATGTAGTCGGCTTCGTCAGCACGCGCTGCGGGGGCTGGCTCGACAGACCTTGCACGGATCTTGTCGAGTTCAGCCTTCAGCGCCTTGATTGCCTTGATGGCCGACGGATCAAGTGCATCGTCGGGATCAAGCGCAGCAAGCGCCTCGTACTCGGAACTTGGGCTTGCGCCCGCATCAGGCTTGCGCCTGGATTGTTCGGTGTCGTCACTCGTCTCGACAGCGGCCTGCCGCTGGAGCGCAGCAATCACGCTGCGGAGTGCGCCGGTGTCCTTGATACTGGACACCTCTTCGTCGTTCATGCCAAGCGACTTCGCCTTGGTGGCGAGTTCTTGCAGCACGCCTGCATCAGACTCATCGACGGTGTTCTTGGCATCGTCTTCGTCGCCAGCGTCGCGCTCGTCTTCCTTCTTGGGTGCGACGATCAAGTCATACTCCGACATGTCCGGCTGATCAAAGTCAAGCGGGTCTGGACGGCGTGTATCCGACAACTGCTCCCGCGTGGGGAATGCATTGTCTGGGGTGTCGCTCGGAGCGGGGATGAACTCGTCGTTCTCTTCAGTCGCCATAGCCGGCATTCCTATCAATGAAGCCTCGGGCGGCAAGATACCGCTTGCGGTGTGCCCGGTCGGTAAAAATCGCTTGTCCAGTTCGCTGGTCAAACGTGGTCGGCACTCCGAGACTGACGGAGTGCTGGTATGCCTCACCGGCCTGCGAGGGGTGGACCCCTGCGGCATCAGACTTCATCGGCCAAGATGCACATCCGCTCTGGGCGGGAGCATGCTCGGCTTCCAGGTTTCGCTTGAGCCAAGACCCCTCATGGAACAGGAACCCGTTCTGCTCGTTCTGCTCCATCTCGGCCACGGTCATAAAGATCTCGTGGTTGGTCCCATTCTTGTCGGTGTAGATGTACGTCGGCATTACTGCTGCTGTCCCTGATTCGCCATGGCAAGGAGGTTGCGCATGGCCTCCTGATCATTGCCCTGCCGGGTTGCCCCAGCCACGTTCTCCCGGATCGTCGTCCGAGACGTGACCGGCGACTGGAGCGGGCGTTCGCCTGCTCCGCCGGCCTGCTGCATCATCTGCATCTGCTCCTGCGGGATGCGCTCCAAGATGCGCTCCATCTCCGGGAGGTTGGAGTACTTCGCCATGATCTGCATGAACTCATCCATGTTCACGCCAATGCCGCGCTGCTGGAGTTGCGGCGCCATCGGGATGACGAAGTTGGTCATCATCTGGCTGATGGTCTGGAGCCGCTCGGTGGGCGTCCGGCTCTGCATGGAGTACGGGGCAATCTCGACCATGTAGTCAAGGAGATCACCTTCGCGGATGTCCTGCGAGAACTCGACCGGGATCGAGAAGTCCGTACCAGCCACCTTCTTGATGACGGTCGGAACCGACACCGGATCGTTCCACAGGTAGTCAGCAAGGCTCTCAACGACCTTCTTGACTGCCGTGGTCGTGCGATCCTGCATGTCCGCAATCAGCATGTTCGCTGAACGCTGGATGAGGCTTTCCTGGCCGACCGTGTTCGCCTGACGGCCAAGGCCACCCAGAGCATCAAGATTGCCGCCAAGATAGACAAAGAGATCCTTCAGTTGGAGAAGGAACGCGATGCTTGCCGAATCCGGCCCGCCGTACCGCGCTTCCTTCGTTGCCTGCGGATTGTCAGAACGGATCATGTCGCCGTCATTGGCCTGCAACAGCCGGCGACCATCTTCTTCCGCACCGTTGGCAACGATCGTGACTGTCTTCTGCCGATCTGCCTGACGCACGATCTTGCGGAAGACGCGGTTCGATGCCTCATGCAGATCAAGCATCGCCTGCGCCGGCGGCAGCGGCATGATGTTGCCGGGCACGTCTCCAAACGCAAGCAGATGGTACGGACCGCTCTCCGGTCCATCCCAGTCCACCACGCGGATGACCTTGCCGCCATTGATGCCGCTGTTGTCAACGACCTGTACGGTGACCAAGAGATTGTCGTACGGGAGCCATAGATCCCAGAGTTCCACGAGATCCATGTAGCCACGTTCAGGGTTCCAGGATCCACCGGTCTGGAGGATCGAAACCTTTTCGTCGCCACCATCGTTGTAGTCGGTGATCTGCGACGGGGTCAGTTCCTGGTTGCCAAAGATCTTGAGATCCATCGCCGCTTCATATGGCAGCGTGTACCGATTGCCGACGTACTGGCACAGATCCCAACGCTTGGCGTTCATGTCGAAGACGAAGTCGTCGAAGTCAACGACATCCGCGAACGGAAGCCCTGCGTCGTGGACGTAGCCTTCGATCTCGGCTTGGTTGCCGGGAGAGATGCCGACCTTCATCACGCCGACGGAGAACATGGCATCGATCACCCAACGAGAGATCGACTCTTCGAGGTTGATCTCCTTGATCAGCCAGTTGAGCGCCAACTCAAAGTCGGCTGCGGTTGCAACCAGTCGTTGGTCACGCGGGATGACCATGGCCTGTGGCGCGCGAGCAGCAACCTGGCGACGGTAGATGTTCACCGCCATCTGCATCAGGTTGAGCGGCACCTTGTCCTTGGAGCCCATCTCGCCGTAGTTGCTGCCGACGTATGCGCGCACAGCAGCAAGCCGCTGTTCGCGGAATGGCTGCATGCGATCGCGAGAGAACTGCACGGCCTCAAGGAGGCGCGATGCCTTCTTCTCGTCGAGGGTCAGGTCACGCTTCTTCTTTGCCATTACTTCCACCCACGCTTCATCTTGGCGTAGACCTTGGGCTCAATGGTGGACTTGGACTTGGGGCGGCTGGTGCCTGCCTTCTTCCGTGCGTTGATGTTGTCGTATAGACCGCGCTTCTTCATGGCTACCACTCCGATCGCTTGAGTTTGCGCTGCTGGGCCTGCAATCGGCGCCATGCCAGAGTACCAACTTGCATGCCGACATCCATGACTTTATGCGCAGACCGGCCACGCATGCCCTTCCAGCACAGGGCGTCCGCTGTCGGCCGGTCGCCATGGTTCTCTCGTGCGCCAGACGGATCGACGTTTGCCATGCTCCTGCCATGGATCACCCATCCGCCGTCCGTGTAGACAATCTCCTTGCATTCCCGCAGGGCGTCCACGGATCGGTTGATGAACTCGCCCTCGTTCAATGCCCGGCGGTACTCCCCGTACAGGGACCGTTTCTCGTCCTTGGTGGGCCACCATCCCGGCACGGTGCCGCTCTTGGCATTGATTGCCAGTTCGTTCTTGCGGTAGTACACGTTCCGGTATCCGCTTCCCATGACCACGTCACCGAAGTTTCGGCCTGGTCCGGGTGCTTCCCAGACCATGTACGCCTCCTTCTGCATGCCCTTGAACCACTTCCCAAGGGCCACGGCAAGCCGGCCAAGTTCGTCCGGCCTGATCTTTGGGTCAACGTACTCGGCTACCTTCTCCCCGCTCAGGCAATCCCCGACGGAGATGGCGCTGTTGCTTGCGCCGGTTCCGGTAGCGATATCCACGCCAATGGCATAGTTTCGATCGTCAGGCAACTTCAGTCCAAGGGTGGGTTTGACCCACAGCCGCAGTTTGCCATTGCCGCTTTCCACGAAGTCCATCGGCTCCAGGGTCTGCGGGTCGAACAGCAAGTCGCCGCGAATGATCGGTGGGTGGGCTCCAGACACCAGCCGATCGATCATCGATGCGTCGAAGAACAGGTAGTCGCTTCCAGCAAAGTCGATGTCCAGTTCCTGCGCGATCTCGGTGGCATTGGCACAACGCCGGCATTCCTTGTCGTACCACGGGCTCCTTGCCTTGCCATTGGAGTCCGTGTAGATCCCGACCGACTTGACCGGGTGCTGGGACCAGTGCATGCGCACTTGCTTCATGTCCGGCTTCTGGGCCAGATCATGGAACGCGTTGGAGTTGCCGTTGGGTGTCGAGTTGAAGATGCGGCACTTGGTCGCATCGCGGGTCGCGCTCAATGCCCGGTATCCGTCAGACGACTCGAACGCCGCGAACTCATCAAGCATGATCGCGGTTCGCCGGTCACCACGGGCCACGTCGCCGGTCGTCGATTCTCCATCGATACTCGACCCATTGTCATCGTTGGACATGCGTAGCCGCGTCCTCGTGAGGTTCGGCAACAGCCACCCAGGCATGTTCTTGTGCAGGAAGTCGAACTTCCAGAACAGGCTCTTCGGGTTGCCGGCCTTGTCCACATAGTCCTCGTTGCGGCTCACGACCAGGAACGACTGCCCATGCTTGAACCGCCACCGGTGCTCGAACGCAGTCAGGATCAGCCACGACGCACCCATGTCGCGACTCTTGGCAAACA